TAAAGGCCAAGATTTACAGAAGCTAAATAAAGAAATTGCTTTGGCTACTGCTGCTATGAATGCGCCTACTAATCGCATGACGCAAGCAAAAGATGAAAATCAAGCCAAGCTAGATTTATTGCTTGAGCAAAGAAAGTTGCTGCTGAAGTCTATGTTAATGGAAGACGAGGCTGCAAAAGCAAGAGCTAAAGCCGCAGCAAAAAATGCAGATGACATTCGCAAAGAAGACAAGTATGGGCCTATGGGTATAGCCAAGGCCGCAGAACTGGCAAAAGCAGAAGCAGAAGCACAATTTGCAGTTGCCAAACAAAGCGCCAATGAAATACAGATGCTTCAGTTAGACGCTGCCAAAAAGCTCTCTGACGCACAGCTTGAGATGAAAGCTAAAAACACTCAAGAAGACAATCAATTTGCTGAAAAAAATCTTCAAATATATCAATACAAGTCTATTGCGATTGCCACTGAAACCGCTGAAAAAATAAAGCAAATTCAGATTAAAAAATACATGGAAGAACAAGAAGAAAAACTTGCTTACCAAAAAGACATTGATGATGAGTTTGTTCGTAAAAGCAAAGCAAGAGAAACAGCAGATTTGGGCGCATACAACCAAACTGAAGAACTTGAATTTCAACGCAAGTCGCTTGAGCTTAAATACCAATTAATTTACGCAACAGAAACTGAGCAAAAGTTAGCGCAAATTTCTTTGGAATATGCAAGAAAACGCAAAGAACTTGAAAGCAGAGAAAACAAATCAGAATCTCAACTTGCAGACCTTAACAAGCAAGAAGAAATTGCAAAAATGTTTGTGACTATGGATGAGTCTGCCAAGCGCACACAGCAAGTGTTTGATAGCGTGTTTGGCAACTTGTCTTCTGCCATTGACAACTTTGTCAAGACAGGCAAGTTAAGCATGAAGGATTTGGCTCGTAGCATCATTCAAGACTTGATTGCAATCCAAATGAAAGCTGCTGTGATGCGCTTTTTGGGTGCGGCTTTTGGTCTTGCAACTGGCCCCAACCCATCAAATGATGGCTGGTTTGCAAATGTCTATCAGGCATCGGGAGTAACGGGAAAAGCCACAGGTGGCCCTGTAAGCGCAGGTAGCCCGTACATCGTGGGTGAACGTGGGCCAGAATTGTTTATGCCATCAGGCTCTGGGACAATTATTCCAAACAACCAGATGGGCATGGGCAGCACCACCAACGTCACAAACAACTACATCAACGCCATTGACGTTAAGTCGTTTGAAGATCGTTTGCTTGGTAGCTCAAACACAATCTGGGCGGCAAACCAATACGCCAACAAAAACCTGTCTACTAATTTCGGGAGAACTTGATGTCATTCCAAACCATTTTTCAGGTGCAACAGTCAATGACTGTTAACAACCGCAGAACGGTAGGCCAGCAGGTTAGCCGTTCTGGTCAAATGCGTGTGGCTCAGTACCTGACTGCTGTGCCTTGGGTGTTCACTGTTATGCCACACAACTATCTGGCCTATGCAACATCCCGGCAAATCATTCAAACCATTGACAATCTTGACAGGCAATTGCCAGAGACAATTACTTTTAATAGCACAAATTTATCTTGGTTTACGAAATACCAAGGTGGTGCAGCCACAACGCCAACGACCGTGACACTAGGTGCTACACCTGTTGCCAACTCGCAAACTTTGTCTCTTGCCAATTTACCAGCGTCTACTGGAGCAATCTTTAAGGCTGGTGACTTCATTATGATTGGCGGCTACAGCTACAAGATCACGGCTGACGTACCCTACACAGGTGCAACGGCAACTGTGAGCATTCATCGACCTGTTATTGGTTCGCCCGTATCTGGCGCTGCTGTGGCTTGCGGCAACAATTGCACATTTAGGGTCTTGGCAGAAAAGTGTCCCACCTATACACTAACGCCATATCCAGCAAGCGCATTAGTTAATTGGGACGATGCGTTTGTATTTAGAGAGGACATTACATGACTACGACAATGACAGCATTGGATAGTTCGTCTATCCGACATGCTGAGTTTATTCGGCTGACGATGCCGTCTAACACCTACACTTTTTGCAATGCTGCTGCACCTATTACGGTAAGTGGCATCACCTTTTTACACCTTGGCAGTCTGTTGCAGCTTTCTGATATCAAGCGTGACATTAAGGCCAACAGTTCTGATTTGAGCATTTCGCTAACAGGTGTTGATGGAACAAACGTATCAATCGTTTTGGGGTCTGACATTAAAGGATCGCGCATTGAAGTTTGGCGCGGCTTTATGGACTCAAACAATCAGATCATCACAACACCTACCTTGCAGTTCTTCAAACGCTATCAGGGCATTGTTTCCAACTATTCCATTACTGAAGATTGGAACGAGCAAGCTAGAAGCCGTGTTGCTACGGTAGGCTTGTCTTGTGCGTCTTTCCGCACAATCTTGGAGAACAGGGTTGGCGGTGTTCGCACTACGCCTAAGATTTGGCAAGCCTTCTATCCCGGCGACAACAGCATGAACCGAGTTCCATCTATTGCAGGGTCATACTTTGACTTTGGCAGTGCGCCGACATCAGGAAGCCAAGCGGTTTCAAACGCTCCATCAGATACAAATTTTGACTCAAACTTTTCATCATAATGATTAGACTTGCAACAAGATACGACATTCCAAGATTGCTAGAGTTTGTAGAGGCTTACTCAAAAGAGTACCCTGTTAACATTCTTGGCGATACGACAAGACATTTAGTTAAGCACGTTGAGCAATTGTTGTTTTCCATCATCAATGGTCGCGGGTTTATCTTGATTGATAAGCACATGACAGGAACACTAATTGCCATTAAGCAAAACAATATCTGGTGTCCTGATGTTGTGGAATTGCATGAGTTGTTGTGGTGGGTAGACCATAAACACAGAAATAATCTTGTTGGTGGAAAACTTTGGATTGAATACGACAAGATAGCCAGTAAACTGCTTGATGATGGCGCTATACATTGTGCCTACACATCAGTTTCAGCAAATGGCCCATTGATAAATTACACAAAGCGCGGATACAAAGCTGTCGGCGCAAGTTTTGTTAAGGAATAGACATGGTAGCAACCTTAGTTTTATCGGCTATTTACGGCAGCACTTTTATGGCTGCGGCTGCCTTGGGTTCATTTGGTCTTGCAGCGGCAACATTTGCAATTAACTTTGCAGTTTCCTCATTGTTTGCCCGTGCTTTTGCGCCTGATGCAAGTGGCAATCAAGCAGTAGATAACGGTGTACGTCAGCAAGTTCCACCATCATCAACAAACAGCATTCCTGTTGTGTACGGCGATGCTTACATGGGTGGTTCGTTTGTTGATGCGGCTCTTAGCACTGATGCCAAAACAATGTACTACGTTCTGGCAATTTCGCACATCAGCCCTAACGGTCAATTCTCATTTGATCTAACAGAAATGTATTGGGGTGATCGCAAGATTACTTTTGATGGCACAGACCAAACAAAGGTTGTAAGCCTGACTGACAGCGCAGGTAACGTGGACACTAAGGTTAGTGACAACTTGTTCATAGCTTTGTACAAGTCAACAGAAGCTGGTGTCATCACTTCTGTTAACGGCGCGGCTTTGCCAACAACTTACATGGGCGGCTCAGACTTGCCTGTTGAGTTGCGGTGGGCGGCATCTAATCGTCAAATGAACGGTCTTGGTTTTGCAATTGTAAAAATAAATTACAACCGTGAAGCAGAGACTACAAATATGCAGACTCTGACCTTTTCTGTTAGCCATTACCTTAACGGTACTGGTGCTGCGAAGCCGGGGGACGTTTGGTATGACTACATTACAAACGAAAAGTACGGCGGCGCTATGCCAGCAGACTTGGTAGACGCAACATCTGCCACAGCATTGAACACCTACTCTGATGGCTTAATACCTTACACAGATACAACAGGCGCACAAACACAACCTCGTTACCGCATCAACGGTGTTATTGATACTGGTCAGTCGTGCTTAAACAACATCAACTCAATAATGATTGTGTGCGATTCTTGGAATCAATACAACGCAGCACAAGGCAAATGGAGCGTTGTCATTAACAAGGATACGTCAACAGCATATGCGTTTGATGACAATTCAATTGTTGGTGAAATTCGCGTTAGTGCTTACGACATTACAAGCAGCGTCAACCAGATTGAAGCCGAGTTTCCTCGCGGCGACAATCGTGACCAATCTGATTTTGTCTATATTGAAACTCCAGCAGGTCTGCTGTACCCCAACGAACCAATTAACAAGCAGTCGGTTCAATTTGCAATGACCAACGATTCGGTACAGGCGCAGTATCTTGCAAACCGAATCCTTGAGCAAGCCCGTGAAGACCTGATTGTGAGCTTCAGCACGGCATATGTTGGCATACAGGTTGACGCTGGCGATGTGGTGACTGTGACCAACTCATCTTACGGCTGGTCAAACAAGCCGTTTAGGGTTATGCGTGTGTCTGAGGTGTCGCTGCCTGATGGCAACCTTGGCGCATCGTTTGAATTGAACGAGTACAACGCCCAAGTCTATGACGATCAAGACATTACAAAGTACATTCCAGCCCCTAACTCAGACCTACCTGACCCATCCTACTTTGGCCCTGTTCCAGCGCCTACAGTGACCTCTAGCTTTCCTAATGCTGCTGTTCCTAGCTTTAACGTGCAGCCATTTATGACTTCCGCTAGTTTTGCAACATATGCCGAAATTTGGTATTCCGCATTTGCAAGCCCAACCGCAACGCAACGATTGCTTGGCGGGACTACATCACTGCCTAGCAACGGTGTTCCTTATACTGCTGGTCAAACATTACCAACAGTCAACCTGCAAATCCCTGCTGGCAACTGGTATCTGTTTGCTAGATTGGTCAATCCAATTGCCAACAGCGAGTATTCACCAGCAAGCACTGTCTTTGCTTGGAGTCCAACAACATTTCAATACACAGACAGATACATTGCTGTTGCCTATGCGAATAATGCAACAGGCACATCTGGTTTCAGCTTTAGCCCTCGAAACAAAGCATATTACGGTTTGTACAACAACGTGATTGCAAACGGCGGCACTGATCCAACGCTATACAAATGGTATTTGTCACCTGTAAATTTTGGGACAACTGCTGACAATTATTTGTTGTACGCAAATCGTAGCAATAGAAAATTTAGCTTTGCTGTAGGCAATGCGGGATACGTCAACCTCGGTGGTGCATTTGTACCAAGCGAAACCTCTGTTTATGATTCAACTGTATGGTCAGGATTGATTGACCCTACTGCTGGAATACAAAGTTTCATTGACTTAGACAGATCGACTGGACAAGTTATTGTTAATGGCTTTTCTAGTCCTAATCAAAATGATGGATTCTTGTCTATCACCAACAATACTGATGGACAAATGCGGGTTAACTTGCAGCAGTTTTTGAATTTTGGTACAGGAATTTATACAAAGTCTTTTGACGTTGCAAAATTGACCGTAGACGTATATGGTCGAGTGGTCGGCTTTCTTGAGCAAGATCAGTTCTTCTACACGGAAACTGTATATACAGCAACTGCCGCACAAACCACATTCAGCAACACTCACACGGTTGGCTGGATTTTGGTTTTCCGCAATGGTGTTTTACTGGATACGACCGAGTATTCTGAAACATCTACCACTGTTGTGATGGCAAATGCTTGCGCTGCTGGAGAAGTGATTGCTATCTTTTACATGCGTGGTGTCAGCACATCTGCGTCCTATGTGCAGACGAACATGACGATTGCGTCAAGCACAACTAACACAATCACATACAGCAATGCGCCTTGGCAAATTGTCAATGTTGGCGACAAGATGACGTTTACAGACGTTGTATTGCCAAGTCCTCCAACGCAATACACTGTTCAAAGCATAAACACCACAACAAAGGTGATTACTTTTACCACGACCATTGCAGGTGCAACTGCTGGCAATCAAGTTTATATTGCTCGGGCTGCTGGTGCAAACTATGCGCCATTCAGCAGATACAAGGTCGCCCTAACTGCTGCAACAACATACACGCCAACAACATGGGCAATTCAGAACGGTGCTGAGTCAATTTATGTAAACGGCGCACAGATAAACGAAATTGACTACAACATTAGTGGTTTGGCGATTGATGGGTTCCCTGCCCCATTGACAGGAAATATGACCATTATTTTGTTCGCGCCAAACAACTTGAACGTGCCAGCATCTAACGTGGTTAACGTCACCGCTTACTCAACAGCAGGTCAAACAACATACCCGTTCACAAGCAACCCACTGTCGTTGGAGATTTTTGCCAACGGCGCATTGCTTGCACAAGGTGCGTCATATGATTACACTGCGAGTTCGGCAAATTACATTTTGACCACAGCATTTAACAACAATTTAACCCTTCTGAATCAACAAACTTTTGCCCGAGATGGCGCAGCATAAGGACATCACATGACTCAAGCCTTTAACCTATCGCAACTTGCAAACAACCTCAACACAGCAGGTCAACTAGACGCTACTGACGGTCTTGTAAACGCTGTACCTGTAGCTAATGGCGGTACAGGAGCATCTAGCGTTGCTGCTGCTGTTTCTAACTTGTCGGCATCAATTTATCCTGTTGGATCAATTTACATCAATGCTGGAGTTACAACAAACCCTGCAACATTGTTGGGCTTTGGAACTTGGACAGCTTTTGGTGCTGGTCGAGTTATGGTGGGTTTAAATGCAGGTGATTCTGCTTTTGACACGTTGCAAGAAACAGGCGGTAGTAAAGACGCTGTTGTTGTAAGTCATTCGCACACAGCTACTGTTACTGACCCCGGACACCAGCACGCACCCCCTGCGGGTAGCTTTTTATCTGACACAGGTTCTGGATCGTTTGGCTATGGTGGACCCGGACCTAATATTTCTCTTTATGGAAACACTGCATCTTCATCAACAGGCATCTCTGTTGGTATTTCAACAACAGGCTCCAGCGCCACAAACGCTAACCTTCAGCCATACATCACCGTTTGTATGTGGCGAAGAACTGCTTAATAAGGCATAATCTCATCAAGACATGACAATACTCGTAGCCCTGTGAGTACATAGGGAGCGTCACCACCTGAGTACAGGGAAATTATGGCTGTCTTTAACAAAAACTCACTTACGCAAGTGTCAGGGTTTGACAACCCTATCATTGCCGGAGAATTGGTTTGGGATCAGCAAACTTTTTGGAATTTCAACCTGAAAAGTGCTGACAATGTAACCCCGATAAACCTAACTGGCGCAACAATTGACGCTCAGATTGTTCGCCGCAACGTCACAAACATTCAAGATACCCGCAATGGGTTGACGTTTGACATTGACAACTACACGCCAACACCCCCATCCATTCCGTTGACAATTACAAATCGCGACAACCTTACTGGCGTATTCACTTTGGTGATTGACAGCGCAGCTTGGGGGTTGATGGATAACGACCCCGGACTAGACATCAACGCACAAAACTGCGTTGGATACTCAGGCCGAGTAAAAATTGGTTTCCCTGCTGTGGGCATAACAGTTCCTGCTGACGATGCAATTATATTTTTGATGTTTTTGGTGCGCTCTGACGGTATCGTTGTGGAGTAAACATCATGGCAAGCGTCAATGTTTCGGTACAAAGCGGTAACAGCTTGATTGCAAATGTTGAAACGACTTCACAAGTCATCAACTTAAATAGCACAAGCATTACTGCAAGCATCACCCCAACACCAAATCAAGTCATCAGCCTTGATCGTGGCTTTGTTGGCCCTCCGGGTCCAAACGCCATCGGCGGTTATCCAATTAGCGTGTCAACTCCGTCCAACTACGATGCGCTAATGTTTTTAGACAATGAATGGACAAACGTGCCGCAAGTGGAAATCACTGACGGTGGAAACTACTGAGGAATAGCATCATGGCAAACACAATTCGCATCAAACGCAGAGCAAACGGTGGTGGCTCTGGCGCACCCGCAACCCTTCAAAACGCTGAACTTGCGTTCAACGAACAAACCAATGTGCTGTACTACGGCACAGGTACAGGCGGCGCTGGCGGCAGCGCAACCAGTGTCATCGCAATTGCGGGTACTGGCGCTTTCGTTGACACCTCGACAAACCAGACTATTGGTGGAACCAAGACGTTCAGTACCCCCATTACTGGTTCTGTAACTGGCAATGCTGGCACAGCTACAGCCCTTGCAACTGGACGCACTATTGCCATCACTGGCGACTTGGCCTACACCAGCGGCTCTTTTGATGGCACGGCCAACGTCACTGGCACTGGCACACTGGCGACCGTCAACAGCAACGTGGGCACTTACACCAAAGTGACCATCAACGCCAAAGGCTTGGCAACTGCTGGCTCACAAGCAAGCCTGTCTGATTTGTCTGTGCCTACGGCAGCATTCAGCTTCAACAGCCAAAACTTGACCAACCTTGCCGATCCTGTAAACGCACAGGACGCTGCAACAAAATCGTATGTGGACAGCACGGCACAAGGTTTGGACACCAAGGCATCTTGCGTTGTCGCATCTACCGCCAACATTGCCACACTCAGCGGCCTTCTGACCGTTGACGGCATTACTGTTGCTGCTGGTGATCGTGTGCTGGTGAAGAACCAAACCGCACAAGCCGACAACGGTATTTATGTCGCAAGCGCATCGGCATGGGCACGTTCTTCTGACATGGATGTGTATTCGGAGTTTCCGGCTGCTTACACTTTTATTGAGCAAGGAACAACACAAGCCGACACAGGATGGGTCTGTACTGTCAACCAAGGCGGCACGTTGGGCACAACCCCAATTACTTGGGCGCAGTTTAGCGGCGCTGGCAGCTATACCGCTGGCACTGGCCTTACCCTTACCGGGACCACGTTTGCTCTTGCTACACCCGTTGCAGTGGCAAACGGCGGTACAGGCGTAACTACCAGCACAGGTTCCGGCGCAAACGTGTTGGCTACAAGCCCAACACTGGTTACTCCAGATCTTGGCACACCAACATCTGGCACTTTGACAAACTGTACTGGTTTGCCCGTGGCTTCCGGCATTAGCGGCTTAGGCACTGGTGTTGCCACCTTTCTTGCAACACCTTCCAGCGCAAACTTGGCCGCAGCAGTTACTGGCGAAACTGGTAGCGGAGCATTGGTATTTGCAACCAGCCCTGCTTTGGTTACTCCAGATCTTGGCACACCATCTAGCGGCACTTTGACAAGTTGCACGGGTTTGCCATTGACCACAGGCGTTACTGGCACTCTGGCTGTGTCCAACGGTGGTACAGGCGCGACAACGCTGACTGGCTACGTCAAGGGTACTGGCACAACAGCCATGACTGCCTCGTCTACAATTCCCAACACAGACATCACGGGATTGGGCACAATGTCAACCCAAAGCGCGGCAAGCGTTGCAATCACTGGCGGCAGCATCACAAACCTGACCACCTTTGATGGCATTACGATTGACGGCGGCACGTTCTAAATTTTTATCAACCCTGCCTATATAGGCGCGACAAGGGAGCCATATGGCAAACATCATCAAGCCCAAGCGGTCAAACACAGCCGCAAAAGTCCCAAACACCACAGAGTTGACCAGTGGTGAGTTGGGTGTCAACATGGCCGACAAAAAAGTCTACATCAACAACGGCACGGCTGTTGTTCAGGTGGGGGCGGGTAACCTTAGCGGCCTTGATGATGTCGCTGTATCAAGCCCAACCAACGGGCAATCACTTAGCTACAACAGCACAACTTCCAAATGGGTGAACAGTTCAGCGGGTTCCGGAACCGTTACGAGCGTTGGAATCACGCCCGGAACAGGCGTCACTGTAAGCGGAAGCCCCATCACGACAAGTGGAAACATTGATGTTGGCTTGAGCACCAAACTTACTGCTATTGAAAACTTGTCTGGCGCGGGTTTTTTTACGCAAAACGGCAGCGGAGCAATTGCAGGGCGAACTTTGCAAGCCGGAACTGGAATCAGCATTGCTCACGGCAACGGTTCCTCACAAGACCCAACTATTACCAACACCGCACCAGACCAGACCGTTGCTTTGACGCAGGGCGGCGCGACAACCATCACTGGTACATATCCCAACTTCACGATTTCTAGCGTCAACACGACATACAGCCTTGCCACATCAACCGTGGCTGGTCTAGTGGAGTTGGCTTCTGACACCGCGCAAACTGTTGCGGCCAACGCTGTGACGGCTACGGCATCCAGAACCTACGGCCTACAACTAAACGCAGCTAGTCAAGGCGTGGTCAACGTGCCTTGGACAGACACCGTGTATTCCTTGCCAGCAGCAACCAGTACGGTTCGGGGTGGTATTGAGTTAAATTCAGACACGGCGCAAACCGTGGCCGCAAATTCAGTAACCGCCACAGCTTCCCGAACTTACGGGTTGCAGGTCAACGCAGATGGTCAAGGGGTCATCAATGTGCCTTGGACTGACACCGTTTATTCTTTACCAGCGGCTACCAGTACGGTTCGCGGTGGTATTGAATTGGGTTCCGACACGGCGCAAACCGTGGCCGCAAACGCAGTAACCGCCACGGCCTCAAGAACTTACGGGTTGCAAGTGAACGCAGATGGGCAAGGTGTTGTCAATGTGCCGTGGACAGACACAACGTACAGCCTTGCCACCTCAACGGTTCTTGGCTTGATTGAGTTGGGTTCCGACACGCAACAAACAGTTGCTTCAAACGCTGTCACGGCCACAGCATCCCGTTCATACGCCTTGCAAGTCAATGCGGATGCGCAGGGTGTTGTGAATGTGCCGTGGACAGACACTGTTTATTCCTTGCCAGCAGCGACCAGCACGGTTCGCGGTGGCATTGAGTTAAATTCAGACACGGCGCAAACCGTGGCCGCAAACGCAGTAAGTGCCACAGCCTCCAGAACTTACGGGTTGCAGATCAACGCAGATGGTCAAGGGGTCATCAACGTCCCTTGGACAGACACTGTTTATTCCTTGCCAGCAGCAACCAGTACGGTTCGGGGTGGTATTGAGTTAAATTCAGACACAACACAGACCGTGGCCGCAAATTCAGTGACCGCCACGGCCTCAAGAACTTACGGCTTGCAAGTCAACGCAGCGGATCAGGGTGTTGTGAACGTCCCTTGGACAGATACCGTGTATTCCTTGCCAGCAGCTACCAGTACGGTTCGCGGCGGCATTGAGTTGGGTTCAGACACAGCGCAAACCGTGGCCGCAAATTCAGTGACCGCCACGGCTTCCCGCAGCTATGCGCTGCAAGTGAACGCAGATGGGCAAGGTGTTGTGAACGTGCCGTGGACAGACACCAACTCAGGCGGCACGGTCACAAGCGTATCTGGAACAGGAACAGCCTCTGGCTTGTCTTTGTCCGGCACAGTTACAACAAGCGGCAACTTGACGCTATCTGGCACAGTTAATTCGTTGGCGGCTGGAACTTATGCGATAAGCATCAGCGGGAATGCGGCGACAGCAACCAACGTGGCGTACAGCGGATTGACAGGAACGGTTCCGACATGGAATCAAAACACAACGGGTTCATCAGGTTCTTGCACAGGCAATGCAGCGACAGCATCAAACGCCTCTTTGTTGAACAGCATTTCGGCAGTGAACTTGTACAACAACATGGGCAACGCCCACAGTACAATAACGTCATTTGACGCAACTACGCCAAGTTATGGTTTTGGATACAGGTTTGTTCAAGGTAACACTAACGGCCCCGGAACAGGCGGCACACAATACTATTCTTGGTACATCGGTTTAGGTTCGGACTATTTTGCAACAGGTGCTGGTTCATATGGCGCAATGTTTGCAGTTGACCGAAATTCAACAACGCCATATTTATCTGTTCGATATAACGAAGCCAACAGCTTTACGGCTTGGCGAAAAATTCACGCTGGCTATGCAGACACAGCAGGTAGCGCAACCACAGCAGGTAGCGCAACTACAGCGACTAGCGCAACTACTGCTGGAAACGTGACAGGTACAGTGGCTCTCGCCAACGGCGGCACGGGCGCGACAACAGCGGGCTCAGCAAGAACCAGCCTTGGAGCCACAACCCTTGGCGCAAACGTGTTTACGGTTCCAAACGTAACCGCAATTGCGTTTCCAAGATTCAACGCTGACAACACGGTGTCCACATTAGATGCGGCGTCATTTCGCACGGCCATTGGCGCTGGCAACGGAACGGTTACAAGTGTTGCTGTTTCAGGCGGCACAACTGGACTCACTACATCAGGCGGCCCAATTACAACCAGCGGCACAATTACTTTGGGCGGCACTCTTGCTGTTACGAACGGCGGCACAGGCGCAACAGCGGCGGCGGGGGCGCGTACAAATTTGGGCGCGACAACCCTTGGCGCAAACGTGTTCACGGTTCCAAACGTGACCGCGATTGCGTTTCCAAGATTTAACGCTGACAACACCGTTTCAACATTAGACGCTGCATCATTTCGCACCGCTATTGGAGCAGGCACTGGAAACGGAAACGGAACTGTCACATCAGTTGCAACATCCGGCACTGTCAGCGGCCTGACGCTTACGGGCGGCACGATTACCACAACAGGCACGATTACTTTGGGCGGCACGCTGGCGGTCACGCCTTCCAACTTTGCAAGTCAAACAGCCAAAACAGTTCTTGCTGCTCCAAATGCTGCGGATGGTGTTCCCACATTTAGGTTGTTGGTTGCATCTGACATTCCAACTCTGAACCAGAACACGGCAGGAACAGCCGCAAACGTCACTGGAACAGTTGCAGTGGCAAATGGCGGCACGGGCGCAACCACTGCCGCTAACGCACTGACAAGCCTTGGGGCTTACCCGTCAAGCAATCCAAGCGGTTACATCACAAACGGTGCAGCAACAGCTTTCCCTGCTGGAACCGTGATGATGTTTGCTCAAACCGCAGCACCTACGGGTTGGACAAAATCAACAACACACGACAACAAAGCCTTGCGCGTTGTCAGCGGCACAGCGGGAAGCGGCGGCACGGTGGCATTTACAACAGCATTCGCATCGAAAGCTGTTAGCGGAACTGTTTCTGTTGGAGTTAGCGCAGGGACACTCAGTGTTGGGGTGGGTACGTTGGCAACGGTTAGCACAACAGCTACAGGTTCTGTTGGGGCAACAACAATCTCAACATCGCAGATGCCAAGCCATCAGCATTCAAATACGGTAGGCTATACAAACGTCTTTGGAGCCGGGGCAAATGTCAGCTCTGGCGGCTATGGCGGCGGTTACAGCGGAACAATGGACAACGTACAAGCAACGGGCGGGGGAGGATCGCACAACCATTCGTTTACTGGCAACGGTCACACACACACATTTACCGGGTCGCCAAGTTTGTCTGGTTCGCCCTCTATCACTTCCGCAACATTCAGCGGCACTGCAATAAACTTGGCAGTGCAATACGTTGATGTGATTATTGCGACCAAAAACTGATTGGAGCCAATATGCAAATGAAGCCAAAAAATAATTGCCCATTGAACGGGTTTGCGCCTTGCAAAGAACTTGAATGCGGTTGGTTCATCAAAGTGGCGGGTAGCAATCCCAACACGGGCGCGGAAATTGAAGAATGGGGTTGTGCTGTGGCTTGGTTGCCCATCATGCTGATTGAAAACGCGCACCAACAAAAACAGACAGGGGCGGCAGTTGAATCATTCAGGAATGAAATGGTCAAATCAAACGACTTCACCGCAAACGTCCTGTTGCAAGCTCAACAACAAGCAAGGTTGACACGATGAAACTGACAATTATTCCCTCAGACCAAACGGTGTATGTGGATGACAAACCCATTTCAAATCTAACTTGGAGCGGCACGCCAGATGACGTACACGCTTTGCAGTGGTTTGATGTTGAAGGGTTCATTGAATTTAAAGACAAAACAAACGCCAACGAACAAATCAGCGTTTTGCCTGAGTGGGCCAACAATGCGTATCAGGCTTGGGTTGTCAAAGACACTGAGCCGCCACCTGTTCCAACAGCGGAAGTCAACAAACAAAATGCCGTTTTCCGTCTGCAAGAAACAGATTGGGCGACCATTCCTGACGTTGCCAACCCTGCTGTCTCTAACCCGTATCTGAGCAACGCAAATGATTTTGTTGTGTATCGCAACGTGGTGCGCAACATCGCCATCAATCCGGTTCCGGGGAACTTGAATTGGCCTGTACAACCCAATGCAAACTGGACACCCGCAGAATGAACACGATTAACGAAACAGAAGCCCGGTTGAACTCACATGAGGCTGTGTGTGCTTTGCGCTATGAACAAATCAACGCACGCCTTAAGAGGATTGAGAACATCATGCTAAAGACTGCTGGCATAATGATTTTGGGAATGGGTGGCACGATTTTTTCGGCTGTGTGGATATTGAAATGAAAGACTGGGCCGTTAGCTTTATTGCTGCGGCCCTACTTTGTGGGTTGGTGGTCTGGTGCGCCAAAGTATTTGTTGAGGTGCTGCGATGATTGCCGAACTTGCTGCTGCTAACGCTGCTTTTGCAGTCATCAAAGGCGCTCTAGCCAACGGCAAAGAACTGTCTGCGCTCGGCTCACGGGTGTTTGACTATTTTGACAACAAGGCAGTGATCCAAGAACGGGCCACCAAGAAGGGTGGCGGCAGCGACATGGAAGAATTCATGGCGTTGGAGCAACTGAACGCGCAAGAAGTGGAACTGCGTGAACGGATGGTCTACGCTGGCCGTCCGGGGATGTGGAGTGATTGGCAGAAGTTCCAAGCCGCTGCTGCCCGTAAGCGCAGGGAAGCCAAGGAAGAAGCCGCCAGAGAAGCAAAGAGGCGGCAGCGGCAGCTTGAAGACATGGTTGAGTACATAGCCATCGGATTGGGAGTAATCGTCCTTGCTGGCCTTCTGGTAGGCGGCATTGTTCTTTACATGAAGCACTTGAGATGAGCGAAAAGCCTGAGTCCATCATTGACAAAGTGCTGTCCTATGTAGACAGCCCGTTCAAGCTGTTTGCCATCCTTGTGATGGGCGTGGTGGCCTTTGCCGGGTACTTCCTTTGGCAGAACCAGACCTTCATGTTTGACGCTTACAAAGAGTCCAAGAAGCTGCCAGAGATCAACGCTGCAAGGGCCGATGATGCCAGTTCCATGCTGCTCAAAAAGACGGGCGCAACCGTGGTGGCGGTGTTCAAGGTCAACCCGTTGTTTAACAGCCGGGTGCTGTACAAAGCCTACACCAAGGACGGGCGCGACAAGACGATTGAAGACATTGATGTGGGGCTGTTCAGTCAGAACTCTGCCAACAACGCCGATGTGGTCAAACTGATGACCAACGAGATTCCGTGTAGCGAGTACCGCTATGCTCAGTCTGAGGTGGGCCTGTGGTACATCGAAAAGGGCGTGACGTTCACCTGCCGGGTCAGCGTACCGCCAGACTCGCATCGGTTTGTTGGACAGGTCACGGTCGGGTGGGCAGAACCACCGACAGACATTCAACAAGTAAAATTCATGCTGGAGATCGCCAGCGCAATGTTGACCAAAAGGGGTAATTGATGCTTTCACTATTCTCAACACTTGGGGGTCTGTTGATCTCTGGCCTTCCTAAACTACTGGAGTACTTTCAAAACAAGGCTGACCAAAAGCACGAACTGGCATTAGCGCAGATGCAGACCGAACGTGAGTTGCAAATGGCTGCTGCTGGTTTTGCTGCTCAATTAAAGATTGAAGAGGTCCGAACCGATCAGATCCAAATGCAGACTGATGCCCAGATGACTGAGGCGGCTCTTGCCCATGATGAGAAGGTGCTTGAGAAGGCCAGTAAATGGGTTGCCAACTATGTCGGCACTGTTCGCCCTACTGTCACCTACATCTTTGTTCTTGAGTTGGTTTTAATCAATGCTTTTATGGCTTGGTACTTGTGGAATCACCCAGACTTAATTACCAGTATTGATGATGTCATCAAGTATGCAGATCTGATCTTTAGTGCTGACGAAATGGCAATGCTTGGCGGCATCATTGGGTTTTGGTTTGGCTCTCGCGGCTGGAACAAGAAATGAAACTTTCTAAAGCTGGCGCAGATTTAATGCACCGCTTTGAGGGGTGCAGAAACAAGCCATACCTTTGCCCTGCCCACATCTGGACGATTGGCTACGGTCATGTGCTTTACCAAGAGCAGATCAGATTGCCAATGGTGCGGGTAGAAGGCAAAGAGATACCCATGATCCGCAAAGAAATGCCATTGAGACAGGAGGATGCCCGTGTCTGGTCAAAAGAAGAAATCGAAAAACTATTCTCTGATGACGTTGCAAGTTTTGAACGTGGTGTTTTACGACTTGTTCCCGGCGTTGTTGGCCGTCAAGGCAGCTTTGACGCTCTTGTCTCAATATCCTTTAATTTTGGACTAGGCAACCTCCAACGCTCTACTATCCGTATGAAGGCTAATAGAGGCGATTGGAGTGGTGCTGCGGAGGCTTTTAGGGCTTGGACTAAGGGTGGTGGCAAGGTGCTGCCCGGTCTTGTTAAACGCCGGGAGGCTGAGATTGCCCTATTTCTTCAAGAGTGATACTGGGATGTAGTAGCAAGATTCTGATGTGCTTGTTTCTACCCTGACAATTGGAGTGCGTGGACTAGTCACTTGTTCAGGGTGACTAAGCCAACGCCGACAGTTTTTGCAATAGTTATCAGGGAACACTGGTTCACACCGACAAACATCAGGCAGCAGGGGTGTCATCTTTGTATTCCAATTCAAGCAATAACTCTAGGTAGTGAATGGCTTTGCGTATGTCAGCAGCGCCGTTTTTGGATTTATGTCTAGTAACATATTTCACAACATTGCCTTCACAAAAGCCTAGATCATTTGCATGGATGTAGACAATCGGCTGGATGCCTTTGTCTTTGTAGTGACTACCAGATACCTGTTTATCAAGGGCAGACACATGAACAGTTGCTTGTGTACTAATACGCATACCGCAATGCCCAAGATTTACACAATGAGTTGGATTTGTACAAGTATTGCAAAGCATCACGACTCCTTTACAAATTGACCTGCTTTGTTCATGTAGCCTTTGCGCGGCTCTATGATTTTGTAGGCGTTATAGAAGCATTGGCGCAAGTCCAAGTCGCACAACACACCTACGTTGACCAGCGTAACCATAACGTCACCAATAGCATCAGCAATTTCCTCACGGTCATTACTGGCAACAGCCGCAAGCAACTCGCCAGCTTCTTCAAGCGTCTTTTTTGCTTGGCCTAGTGCTGTACCGTTTTCGTAAATGCCTCGGTCTTTTGCCCACTGCATTACAGCAAACTCAGTGCTGCTATACGATTGTGTTTCTTTCATTGGTTAATACCTCCATCTGCTTTCCAGAAAATCCATGCAAGCAAAGTGTTTTCCACAATTTTTCTGTGTGCAACATTGTCGTATTTGCAAGATTCAGAATGAATAAACGCATTTATTTCTGGCATATGTTTTTGAATTTCTTCATGCACTCTGGCCTCAGTAAGTGATTTAAAAATCTTACCGTCATCTGTTAGGTATGCTTCAATTGTTTTCATACTGTCCACTCTCTTTCATTACGACCACTGTTTGATTTAACTGTTTTGCCTGTTAGGAACACCATGTTCATAACTTTCATTTCGTTCATGCGCCTAGCAACTTGATTTCCATCAAGGCCAGTTAACCTTGCAATGCCATCTTTTCCAAGTGGCCCATGTTCTTTTAAGCAATCGGAAATAACATTCCAATGTTTAGATGCCGACTCTACGATTGAGTCTGCTGCTTCAAAAGATGTGATGGGATCGTCCTTTCTAACCCTTGGAAAAAGGTCTAAAGGATTGCCGCCAAAAAGGTCTTTTAAATTCATGTTTTGTCCTTGTAGGTGGGGTACTCGCTGCACTGGTGTCTCTTTGTGTTCCTTGCCTAGGACAAGTAACCAGCATCCGCTTTTCCCCGTTAATCAAAATGGAATGTCATCATCCATCACAACAGGCTGACGTTTAGGGCTAGAAGCCTGTTTAACGGGCCTATCTTCTTTGGGCTTAACCGACAAGCTCATAAACTTTTTACCCGTCTTCTCAGACGTTTTAAGCCATCCAGAAACCCACATATCAACACCATTGACGTTCAGACTTCCTTTGTAGTCTGGATGGTTGTCTTGTTGCTTGTCATCGTTTTTAAAGATGGCTCCGCGATTGCTGTTGTCGTATTCCATATTTATTCCTTTGCTTTTTTAATAGCCGACCGGGTTTTGCTATCTAGCAATGACCACAGTGCAACCTTTTGATCAGCCTCAAGATTCTCAGAGTCAAGCCTGTCAAGGGCTTGCTTTGGGTTTCCTTCAGCTACGTTAGCGATTAGATCAATCGCTAATTCTTGAAGGTACTGCATTTCCTCTGGAGGAATAGTGTCTGCAATACCCTGTGATGGTGTGATGATGACTTTCTTTTCTTCAACAGGCTTAGATGAGTCAAGAGCATCGTGTTCTACGATCTCAAGCGCAGCAACCCACAAGTATCTGCGAATGTAGGTCTGCACAGCGCCAAGATTCTGCACGGGATGACAGCCTTTAAGATTAGCTTCCGACATGGGAGACTCAATCACAATCATTTCTTCTGGCTTGTCAGTATTGATAATCCGCATGTCAGCAGACTCTTTGCCAAAGCTGATAACGCTTGTTAAACCAACTTCATCAAAGATGCTTAGTGCTGGAACAATAAAGTCGCCAAGTTCAAAATACTTATAGCCAGCAAACTTGTTGTGGCCTGACTTTTTAATTTCAGTGTTGTGAAACTGATTACGAGCAGTGTTAAGTTTTTGATAGACGTTCATGCTGCTTTCCTTACTGGTTCAGCAAGCAACCAGTTAGGCCCAAGCTGGATAACAGAACGCACCCACTTGCGTTGGTACTGCTGGATTACTGCTGGTGGCGCATCGTAAGTCTTAAACAACTCACGGGCCTTGCAACGAATTTGAAATGTACTCATGTGAACTCCTGTCTTGTTGAGCCTCAATCTTATGACGCATCAACAAAAAAAACACTAGGACAAACCCTAATAGACAACCGGGTCAACAATGATACTCTTGCCAGCATGAACACACCAGACCACCATGAAACTGCCGCAGCACAGGAGCTTTGCGTGACTGCAATCCAAGCTGTCAAGCAGTACACTTTTGATCCCGGTGACTTTGAGGCGGCAACTGTTGCTCTCTTAGCTCGGGCCATTGAACTCACCACAAAGAAAGAATTGACACTGTGTTACCAGCAAAACTCTACTACTTGAAGCAGCTTGAAAATGGCCCTCTAAGCCATAGAACAATCACCAAGCGCATGACAGGCAAATATCTAGACTCAGCAGCAAGAATTAAAGACGCATTGGTTGCAGATGGCATTATTGTGTGCGTCAAGAAAGTGTTGCAATCTGATGGAAAGTACAACTACCATCACGAATTGACAGGCAAAGTCAATGTTGTTGAAATGCAACAAGAGAATTTTGATGTTTGGGATGACGGGTCAGCAAGGTCAACAGGCAATGCGTTTGATTGGCGTGGGCCATCAATAGTGTTTAGCAGACAAGAACTGGCGCACTTGCAGCAGAAGTACCAAAACAACAATCCGATTACTATTTACAGCAGGGCTTAAGTGGTGGTATAGTTTTATGAAACCCGGCTAGGCAGAGAGTAGCTACTCTGCTAAAAAGTGAACCTCCCACCTGCCGTGCGTTTCTTCTGGAGGGTTGCGAGGATGCTTTAATGCACTATTACCAGTTCCACATTGGTGACTACAAAAGTCACACCCACCATCTTTCGCAAATGGAAGACTTGGCTTTTCGCCGACTTCTTGACCATTACTATTTGCATGAACAACCAATTAAACAGCGGGACATTGCTCGTCAGATAGGCATGAGAGAGCATGAACAAGACGTATTAACTGTCTTAAATGAGTTCTTTGTGTCAACTGACGATGGGTTCATAAATCCAAGGGCTGACGATGAAATTGCAAAGTATCGCAAGTTCATTGAAGATGGAAAACGTGGGGCGGCTAAGAGGTGGTTAAAGGGTGGCGATGGGGAGGGTAATAGCCCCCCTATTGCTACCCCAATAGCAACCATTAACCATAACCCACTAACCAATAACCATAAACCAAAGAAAGAGACAGCTATCGCTGTTTGTCCTGTCAATGTTGAAGAAGCAGTGTGGGTAGACTTCCTTGCTTTACGCAAAGCAAAGAAAGCACCAGTAACGGTCACTGCCTTAACTGGCATCAAGCGGGAAGCAGACAAGGCGAACTGGTCGCTTGCAAGGGCAATCACTGAATGCGTTGAAAGAGGCTGGACAAGTTTTAAAGCAGAGTGGGTAGCACCCAAGCAAACCTTTGCCCAACAAGCCGCTGACGTTGCCCGAACAACAGTCCCTGCCCAACACTCTGGTCGTGACCCTGTGCTGCTTAAAATTGATGCAGACCGTCAGAAGGCTGCGCCCATGCCAGAACACATTCGTCAACAGATCAACCAAGTTTTGAGGAAAGTATGAAACGACCTTACGCATTGAAGAAACTGCTTGAACACGGCGAACTGTCTAGCAGGGAAATTGAAGAAATCACCTGCTGGACAACAAAGCAAGTGTGGGCCAGCATCCAGCGTCTGCAAAAGATTGATGTTGTTCGCAAGTACCCCAAGATGAAGTGGGGCTTGATAAAACTGTGGCCCTACCCATGACACGCAGACAGATTCAAGACGCTGGCGACAGATACCAGATTGAGTTGGGCGAAGCAAGGGTATTGCTTTGCACCTACCAAGTGACCAAGCAGAAAGTTCTGACGCAAGTCAGAATGGAATGGTTGGAAAAACGGTACGGTACGGGTTCTGTCGCAAGAATTCGTGATTACATGAAAAAACTACAAGACGGAGAATTGGAATGAGCGACAACCTTGGAACTTCATACGACCCAAAAAAAATGGCTATTCGCGTAAAGTCAGAAGAAGTTTATCAAAAACAACAATGGGGAAGAAATAAAAAAACTTGTTGGTCATGCCAAAAAGACAAACACATACTTGGTGGACATCAAAAAGTTGCATCTGGTTTTTATAAATTTGTTTGCAAAGATTGTTGCGAGGCAAATTTACAAAAGAAAAAGGATGCAGCATGAGATACGCAAGCCGTGTGGACGCAAATCAGGCGCAAATCGTATCCGCACTTAGAGGTGCTGGCGCTTACGTCTGGATTATTGGCCTACCTGTTGACCTCTTAGTTGGCTACAACGGTCAGACATACTTGGTTGAGATCAAGGATGGCCCTAAAAAGGTTTTAACGAGGTTACAGCAAGAGTTTTTTGGGAATTGGTGTGGTGGTGGCTTGCATCGCATTGATGGCCCTGAAGACGCTTTACGCATGATTGGTGTTTTATGACACCTGACATGAAAAGCCGTGAGCAAGAAAAGTTGTATCACGCAATCATCAACCAGATTGCCAAACAGTCAAAGCTGCACGGTAGCCGCTGGTCAACAGAGTCATGGAAACGATACCTGATAGACCAGTGGGCGCATGAGAACGGAGAGTCAGCATCTGTCAGCAAAGTCATGCCAAGCATTGATGGTTTGCGGATAGTACAGCTAGGACTGCAAAGCAGACGGTTTACCAAAGAGCAAGCCATTAGTTTTACTGAGTGGCTGTTGTATTGGGCCAACACAAACGGGGTAACGCTTGAAGAACGCTGAAATTATTCATAAAGGCAAAGTGGCAAGCCTTGGCTGTGCGCTATGTCATCACTTGCATGGCGAACATGAGCCGGGGCCAGTGGAGTTACACCACCTAAGAGCAGGGGGTTGGGGCAAAGGCGACTACAAGACACTTATTCCTTTATGCGTAGAACATCATCGTGGCAATAAGGGTTTCCACGGGCTTGGAAACAAAGGTTTTGTTGACTACTATGACATCACTCAGCAACAACTGCTTGAGTGGACACTTAACAAGATAGGACAAACATGAACTACACAGCCATTGCAGCGGCTATGAGAGCCGAAATTGAAAACCCTTTGAAATGCTATATGCCCAACAGCCCCGGCGCTTTTGTGCGGGACAGGCTGTTTAAAGAATGCTTGTGGGAAGAAGCC